CGCAACGAGGTACGCAAGGGACCTGCGCATGCTTGACCACTTAATTGATTACACCCCCGACGTGGACGACGACTCCGCTGGCTTTGTCGCGTTTGAAAAGATCACACCCCCCGATCTGGTGGACGCCCAAGTAAAAACGGCGGACTGGTTGCAAAGTCTGGGAGCAGCAGGCGATGAAGTATCTGACGAACTGGAAGCGCAAGCAGCCCGAACGGCCTTCACCAACATCGTCACCGCCCAGCCGGACGAACACTCCCGATCTGCACTGGCAGAAATCAAAACCCCCGCCGCTGTTCAGCATCTTGTCGGTATGCTAACGGCCTACGACTGGGAGTTCATCAATCAGGCCAAGGAACTTCGCGGCTACACGGTGGCCAAGATACTGGAAGATACCAACCACCCCACGGCCAACGTACGGCTAAAGGCACTTGCCCTTCTGGGCAAAGTCACGGAAGTGGGCCTGTTCACCGAGAAGATAGAGATTAAGAAGACAGAACTCTCCGACGCCGAATTGGAAGCCCGGATCAAGGAGAAGCTCAATAAATTTGCCAAAATAATTGATATCACGGACGTTACAGAAGTCGAAGAAATAACTTGTCAAACAGTAGACAATGAATCCGACACTGAGTCCTGAAGAGATAAGGACGCTTCAGCGCATCCTGCCAAGCCTTTCCGCCGCTGAAAAGGCCGAGCTACTACAAGACTTGGAAACCCGCGCTGCCCGCGCATCTCAGCAGATTGGGCGCGACTCCATGCTGGGGTTTGCAACCCACGTCTATCCGGGATTTAAGATCGGTCCCCACCACAAGAAGCTCTCCCGGATATTCGAGGACGTTATCAGCGGCAAGAAAAAGCGCGTCATCATCAATATTGCACCACGTCACGGCAAGTCCGAATTCTCGTCCTATTTGTTCCCGGCTTACTTTTTAGGCAAGTACCCAGAGAAGAAGATCATCATGGGCACCCACACGGCGGGTCTGTCGGAAGATTTTGGTCGGCGGGTGCGAAACCTGATTGAGTCGGAGGAGTACCAAGAACTTTACCCAGATACGCGGATTGCAGATGACCAGAAAGCAGCAGGCAAGTGGAGTACCGGAGCAGGCGGGCAGTATTATGCTGCGGGTGTCGGCGGTGCTTTGGCTGGTCGCGGTGCTGACTTATTTGTTATTGATGATCCTCACTCTGAGCAAGATGTAAAAACAAACTCCAGACTCGCCTTCGATACAGCGTGGAGTTGGTTCCAGACAGGCCCGTTGCAGCGTCTGATGCCGGGTGGGGCAATTATTGTCATCATGACACGGTGGTCGTTGTTGGATCTGACAGGCCGTTTAATAGATTATCAAACACGTAATCCTGATGCCGAGCCGTGGGAGATTGTGGAACTGCCCGCCATCCTGCACGAAAACACCGACAATGAGAAAAGTCTGTGGCCAGATCAGTGGTCGCTGGACCAACTAAAAAAAGTTAAGGCATCGCTGGACCCCCGGTACTGGAACGCCCAGTACATGCAGAACCCCACGTCAGAGAACTCGGCCATCATCTCACGCAAAGACTGGCGCATTTGGGACCACGACAACCCCCCGCAGTGCGAGTACATCATTCAGTCTTGGGATACTGCGTTTGAGACCAAGAACAACTCGGACTATTCCGCCTGTACAACATGGGGGGTTTTCTACAACGAGGAAGAGAACGATAGCCCGCAGGTAATTCTGTTGGACGCGTTCAAAGAACGCATGGCGTTTCCGGACTTAAAGCAAGCGGCCTTGAAGCACTACAGGGAGTGGGAGCCAGATGCGTTCATTGTGGAGAAAAAGGCAGCAGGAGCCCCGCTTATTCAAGAACTTCGGGCAATGGGTATTCCAGTTCAAGAGTTCTCCCCGAGCCGAGGAAACGACAAACACGTGCGACTCAACGCCGTTGCAGACCTCTTTACCAGCGGAAGAATCTGGGCACCTGACACAAGGTGGGCCAGAGAAGTTATCGAAGAAGTAGCAGCCTTCCCGGTTGGCGAACACGATGACTTCGTAGATACTACGTCTCAAGCATTGCTACGCTTTAGGCAGGGGGGATTTATCACCCTTGATACGGACGAGAAAGACGAACCCATATACCACCGCGCCAGAAAAGCGGCGTACTACTAAGGACACATCATGCCAATTGATAAATCAATAAATCAAGCCCCCGCTGGGCTGGACGCGTTGGACGTAGAAAACGACGAGCCCGCGTTAGAGATTGAGATCGTTGACCCCGAAGAAGTCAGCATCAAGGGTCCGGGCTTTGAGTTAGAAGTGCTGAAAGCCGAAGTTGAGGACGACTTTGATACCAATCTGGCAGAAGAACTAAACGATGGCGCGCTCTCATCGCTTGCCTCAGATTTAGTTGATAACATTGAAAACGACAAAAACTCCCGCAAGGAGTGGGAGAAGGCGTACGTCGAAGGCATTAAGCTGTTGGGCTTGCAGATTGAAGAAAGAACAGAGCCATGGTCAGGTGCGTGTGGCGTCTTTCACCCCATGCTCTCCGAAGCGGTGGTGCGCTTTCAGTCTGAGACAATTTCTGAAACGTTTCCTGCACAAGGCCCGGTGCGTACCAAGATCATCGGCAAAGAAACCCCGGAAATCAAGGAAGCCGCTAGCCGTGTGGAAGAGGATATGAACTTCGAGTTGACCGAAGTCATGTCAGAGTACCGCCCTGAGCACGAGAGAATGCTCTGGAGCCTGCCAGCAACTGGCTCGGCGTTCAAAAAAGTTTATTACGATCCCAGTTTGGGACGTCAAGTGTCGATGTTCGTGCCCGCAGAAGACGGTATTTTGCCGTACGGCGCAACAGATATGGACACAACACCACGGTTTACGCACGTCATGCGCAAAACCAAGAACGAGATTATGAAGTTGCAGCAGGCGGGGTTCTACCGTGACGTGGACTTGGGGGATCCCGACCGCAAAGTTGAGGATATTCAGAAAGCCAAGGATAGAGAAACGGGCTTTTCTGACTTAAACGACGACAGATACACCTTATATGAGTGCCACGCGGACCTTTATATTGAGGGCGACTCCCACGCAGACGTGGATGAGGATAAAGAGCACACCGAGATTGCACTGCCTTATGTTGTTACACTTATTAAAGGCACCAATGAGGTCTTGGCAATCCGTAGAAACTGGAAATACGAAGACCCCCTGCGCCTAAAGCGTCAACACTTCGTGCATTACCAATACATTCCGGGTTTTGGTGCTTACGGCTTCGGTCTGTTTCACCTAATTGGCGGTTTTGCTAAGAACGCGACGTCTCTAATGCGTCAGTTGGTGGATGCAGGCACACTAAGTAACCTGCCGGGCGGGTTAAAGTCACGCGGTCTACGCATTAAAGGAGATGACACCCCGATTGCTCCGGGCGAATGGCGTGATGTGGACGTAGCATCAGGAAACATCCGCGACAGCATACTGCCACTGCCTTATAAAGAGCCATCGCAAGTTCTTTACAGTCTGCTTGGTAATATCGTGGACGAGGGACGACGGTTCGCAGCCACTGCGGATATGAAAGTATCCGACATGTCTGCCCAAGCGCCTGTGGGAACAACGTTAGCACTGCTTGAGCGCCAGCTTAAAGTTATGACGGCAGTGCAGGCGCGTGTGCACTACACACTAAAGCGCGAGTTCAAGCTACTAAAAGAAATTATCAGGGACTACACCGACGCAGACTACGAGTACACACCTGAGTACGGCACTAAAAAAGCCAAACGTGAAGACTACGACAAGGTAGACCTAATTCCGGTCAGTGATCCAAATGCCGCTACGATGTCGCAGCGCGTTGTTCAGTATCAAGCCGTCATTCAGATGGCGCAGATGGCCCCTGATATTTATGACCTGCCGTTTTTGCATCGGCAGATGCTGTCTGTCTTAGGCATTAAGAACGCCGAGAAGTTAGTGCCGTTGGAAGACGATCAGAGACCGCGAGACCCCGTATCGGAGAACATGGCCATACTCAAAGGTAAACCGGCTAAAGCATTCTTTTACCAAGATCATCAGGCACACATCCAAGTTCATACCGCAGCGATGCAAGACCCGATCATTCAGCAGGTTGTGGGGCAGAACCCCAGAGCATCGCAAATTCAAGCGGCCATGATTGCGCATATATCTGAGCACGTAGCGTTTGCTTACCGTCAGAAGATTGAGCAGCAGATGGGCGTTGCTTTGCCGCCAGAAGACGAGAAGCTGCCACCGCAAATTGAGATGGCCCTGTCTTCAATGATGGCGCAAGCCGCGCAGCAGGTGCTGCAAGAAAATCAAAAGCAGCAAGCACAGCAGCAAGCACAGCAGCAAGCCCAAGACCCAGTCATTCAGATGCAGCAACAAGAGCTTCAGATTAAACAGAAGGAAGTTGAGATAAAAGAAAAGAAAGTTACAACCGATGCCGCGGCTAAAGTAGATGAGCTTGAGCTTAAAAAGCAAGAGATGGAAGCCAAGTTCCAGCTTGAAGGGCTGAAGGTCGGCGCAGATATTAAGCATAAACAGGCGTCGCTGTCCGCACAGCAGGAACAAGAGGGTGTGCGCATGGGGATTGATATTGCCAAAGCTAAAGCACAGGAGAGAAAACCTAAATGATGGACAACTTCGCAAGCGTACTGCGCGACAAAATACGCAAGGATATGAACGACTACACGGACGACATGGCCAATGGCGTCTGCACAGATTTCGCCTCTTATCAAAAACTTTGCGGGGTAATTCAGGGTCTTGCCCTCGCGGAGCGACACTTACTTGACCTTGTAGAAGCAGCAAATAAAGAGGACGAAGACGATGAGCGACCTATTACTACCTCCGGGAATTCAAATGCCGGAGCCAATTCAACAAGTCGAAGAGCCAACAGAGGAAATCCCTATTGAGGATCGCGGGCGCATGCTGCCCAAGCCCACAGGATGGAAGATTCTTTGTGGCGTTCCTGATGTGTCGGATAAGTTTGAAAATTCCAGCTTAGTCAAAGCGGAGTCGATCATGCGTCAAGAAGAGCATTCGACCACCATTTTGTTCGTGCTGGCGGTAGGCCCCGACGCGTACAAAGACACAGACAAGTTCTCCAACGGACCTTGGTGTAAAGAAGGCGACTTCGTGTTGGTACGTACTTACTCCGGTACTCGGTTCAAGATTTACGGGAAAGAGTTCCGCTTACTAAACGACGACCAGATTGATGCGGTCGTGGACGACCCTCGCGGTATTACCCGCGCTTAATAGGAGTGTTACATGTTAGATAAGTTTAATTTTCCGGATGAGGATGACGGCAAAAAAGTCGTTGCCCAAGAAGACGATTCCGTAGTCATTCAGGCAGACGCTGAAGATGATGTCGAAATTGAAATAGTTGATGACACCCCCGCAAAAGACCGTGGCCGTAAGCCATTGGACAAAGAGGTGGAAGACCCGACTGACGACGAAATCGAAAACTACTCGGACAAGGTGCAGACTTGTATTAAAGAGTTAACGCATGCTCGTCATGACGAGCGCCGGATGAAAGAAGCCCTTCTGCGAGAAAAGCAGGAGATGGACAAGCTCATGACGTACCTGTCTGAAGAGAACAAAAAACTCAAGCAGACGGTCAATCACGGGCAGGAGGCATACATCTCGACGGCCACCGATGCGGCAGAAGCACAATTACAAGCAGCCCGCCGCCAGCTTAAAGACGCCCAAGAGTCATACGATACGGATGCCATCATTGAGGCCCAAGAAGCTTTAATGGAGGCTAAGGTTAGAGTGTCTCAGGTAAAGAATTTTAAGCCGACCCCTTTACAAGAGGATGAACCTGTTGTACAACGTGAACTATCTCAACCCCAGCAGGTTGCACCGGACGAGAAGACGCTGCGCTGGCAGGCAAAAAACCAGTGGTACGGTCAACCGGGGTTCGAAGAATACACCAGCTACGCACTAGGGCTGCACCACAAGCTAGTCAACTCGGGGGTAGACCCTCGCACCGATGAATACTTCGCCCAGATTGACGGGCGCATGCAGAAGACGTTCCCCGAACTATTTGGCGGGAATGCTGAGGAAACGCCGGAACCTACACAGGTTCAGTCTGAGGCTCCAAAAAAACCTGCGTCCGTGGTTGCTCCAGCGTCTCGTTCGTCTGGAACAAAGAAAATCCAACTTTCCCAACGGCAACTTGCCTTGGCTAAAAAGTACGGACTAACCCCGCAGCAGTACGCTGCTGAAGTAGCTAAATTGGAGATTTAAGATGGCTGATACTCGCACTCCTCGTGATCTAGTCTCACGCGATAAAACCGCACGTGCTGTTTACGTACCACCTTCAGCACTGCCTGATCCAACCCCAGAACCGGGCTGGTCTTACCGATGGGTAGCAACCCATGTTAACGGTCAGATAACGCCAACTTTCTCTTTGCGCATGCGTGAAGGCTGGGTGCCGGTCAAAGCGGAAGATCATCCGGAGCTTATGCTTCCGGCAAATGAAAAAGGTGAAGTCGCCCATGGCGGGCTGTTGTTGTGCAAGATGCCTACGGAGCAAGTGCAGTTGCGTAATACTTACTACCAGAAGCAATCCGAAGACAACATCGAAGCCGTGGATAACACGTTTATGCGCCAGAGTGATGCGCGTATGCCTTTGTTCAATGAACGTAAGTCAACGACATCTTTTGGTAAAGGCAACAAGTAGTTCTTTTATTAACTAGGAGTAACCATGGCCTATCCGACTGTATCAGCCCCCTACGGGCTAAAACCGGTCAATTTGATCGGTGGTCAGGTATTCGCAGGTGCAACTCGTCTAATGGAAATTGCAAGTGGTTACGCCACTAATATTTTCTACGGCGATTTGGTAAAGCGCGTAGCTGACGGAACTATTGAAAAAGACACCGGCACCGCTACTGCCACACCATGTGGTGTGTTTTTGGGTGTTCAATTTACCAACGCTTCTACTGGGCAAGTGCAAAATCAGCAATATTATCCAGCAAGTCAGGCTATTAAGTCTGGTACGCAGATTTTTGCTGTGGTTGCAGATGACCCTGACACATTGTTCCAAGTGGCTTCTT